TTCTGATTTATGAAATCATACTTGTTAAATAATTCATTGACTTTAATCAAAAGTTTTATTGCTTTTGCCCGTACAAAGTGTGATATTCTCATTGTCATTTTAGTTCTACTTGCCTTTGTATATGCTTCTAAAAATGATCTATTAAAGAACATACTTTTTATCCAATTAATTAAAAGAATATTATTTTTTGGTTTAAGAAATTTATATGAAATATGATCACTCCAAAAATTTTTTAAATCATCAGGTCCCCATTTTATGACACTTTGTAATTTTGCTATACCTTTATTATTTGTATCATATAAAAATTTTGGTGTCGATAAACTATATGTGTAGTCAAGATTTTCGCTCATAAATTCTTCTTCACCAATGATTTTTTTTGCTTCTCTATATAAAAACAAAATTTTGTTTTTACAAATATCATCACCATATTTCCATAAACGATAATTGTTACCACAACCTTTACAGAATAATGAAAACAATGGTAACATATCAGGGATTCCAAAGAATTCTATTGGTTTATTTAATAGTTCTTTAAAGGTGCCAAATTCATTTTGCATACCAGGTAATAACGAATATGCCTCAGCAACACAAATCATATGTAATCTTTGATAAAAATATAAGAATGTTTGATTACAACCAACTCGCATACATTCTCCAATTCTTGAATATGCAGCATCAACATCTTGTTTATACCCAACACATGGCAAACTTAAATTTACTTCTTTACTTTTTTTAATTTGAGGATACATTGTTACACCATTAAAAGATAATTGTGATACAAATTCCATAAAGGTTGATTGACAATTTGTTTTTCTTTCACTATCATTAAACCCATGTAATCTCATCATAATTTTATGTAAAACTCTAAATTTTTCAAAATCACATTCATCTTCATAAAGAATAACCATTACATAATCATCAGAATGCTCAAGATGTTCCATAAAAAATCTTTTTTCAGGGTAAATTTTTTTCCAAATTTTATATGTGTAGTTTGCACAACAAACTGCTTTGTATGATGATGCATAATTAAACATGCCTTGAAGGAAATTTTGTGTACTATGGAATCTTCCTTTTTGTTTTACTTCTAATGTTGTTAAATATTTTAATTTTTCAACCAAAGTTTTATATTTCAATAACGTTGGGGGAATGACTTTATTAAATATATCAATTGGTACTTGAATATCTTTTTCACTCCATGAGTTAAATGTTGCAAGAAGTAGCTGATATAACATTGGTGGTATTTGGTCTTTTAATCCCATTGTCATGCTTAAAAAAGAACCCATTGTTTCAGCAGCAGACCATTTTGTACAATCACCATTAACATATTTTAATTTCAATTTTTCACTCAATGGGTTTGACATAAATATCCTATCTAGCATTCTTTGCATTTCAAGTATCTTTTTATCACCAGGTATTGATATTGCTTCATTTGGACTATTTTCTGACATTTTTTTAAAAAAATTCTCAGTACATCTGGCTAATCCTTTGGCACCAATATTTATAACATAAAACTCCCTTTTTGAACCATATTGTGCTTTAATACAAATATCTGCAACAACATGACCATCATCATTTTTTATAAATTTATTTGCTAAATCAATTGTTCTTTGCAATTTTAAATCTTCCATCATATTATCTAATACTGTTTCAATCACTTTTTGTCTTGGTTTCATCTCTGAATAATATTTACTATGAGTTTTTAAATAATAATGTTTTATGTCATTTTTGTTATTTTCAAATTCTTCTTCTGTTAAAAATTCTCTCATTTTTTTCATATGTTTACCAATCTGTCTACTTGACAATTTTTCAGATTCAATTATTTCCCTTTCAATATCATTTATTACTGCTTTTGTACTTATTAACTCACCAATTGGTTCATTATTTATCTCATCCACAAATCTTTTGATATTTGGCTTCTCTAAT